ATTAATACTTTTAAAATTTACCGTTCTAGCCAAACTTGGAATATATACAGGAACATTGACTTCCTTGTTAATTGTATCCAATACGGATAGTATGTCATTAAAGTTATTCATTATATAAAGACTTAGGATTAAAGGCTAAATTTTCAAGTAAACTCACTTGGACTTTCTTTATTGGAATTTAAGTTTGGTCCACCAAATGACGGTGCGTCTTTACCTTTTGAAGCTTTATCATAAGCTTCTTGTTCTTTTTGAGCTTGTTGAATAAAATAAGACCAATATAATAATTGTTCTGCTGGTGTTATACCATCTACATATTCTGCTGAAAAATTACCTTTATTGACTAAATTAAATGTCATTTTATAAAGATTATTTAAATCATCATTAAATAAAAGCTTACAGAATTCTAATGAGACTTTAGGCGATGCAGATACTGGTAAATCTACAATTATTGTATCTTTTACATAAGGAGAACTTATAGTCAATAATTTTGTCTTAGTAATTTCTGTCTCAATTGCTATAATAGATTCATATATTTTTTTAGACAATATAAGAGGCAAATTTTCAACCACTTTCAATCTTTCCTCAAAAGATAATTTATTAAACAATAAAATTTTGTCATTTATTATTACATTATCAATACTAGAAGCCAATAGATATGTAAATTCTAAATCCTGGGTTATATTTAAAAAATATACTTCGTCTTTAGCTTTAATTACGCTATGATTGACTACAATATTATCATGAGTAACTGAAGAATGATATTTTACACTTTCTATTTTAGAAATCATTTCTTCTAATTTTACTTTCCGTTCAAATGATTTTTTAGAATTAGAACAATTGGCTTTTAATTCTAAATCTGGACTTATACAAATAGATCTCATATATAATAATAAAGCTATTTTATCTATAATATTGAGACCTTCTTCTAATATACCTGGACAGATATGTTCAATAATATATTCTAAATGCTGTAAAAATAAAGTATCATCATTGTTATATAATGATTTAACTAAATCTCTATAGAGCTTAGAGGGTAATTCTTTAGCCCAAAGAGGATTATTAAATCCAGCTAATTTGACACGATAGGTAAATGCCATTTAATTATAATTTACTAACTGGCTTTAAATAGTAACCTTATTGTTCAGAACCTTCAACATCCTGAATTTTATAGGTGTTAAATACAAATTGAACCTCTGTGGTTCTAATCTTATCATCACCATAAGCATAAATGGTTTGACCTAAACTAACAGGAGCTGCTCCATTAAAAGTATAAACTTTTCTTATAGCATTGTTATTATTTTTATCAAACAATACACCTGTAATAGATGTTTTTACATTTTGAGTGGATCCACTGGCTCGATTGGTTAATCCATAATGACTTACAAGAGCTATCCAAGGCCTCATTACAAAATCAATAAAAGATCTGTTGGTTTCTAATAATACTAATCCAATAGCTCCATATTGGCTTCGAGCTCCAGCTGTAATACCAGCAAGTAAACCACCAGAAGGTCCACCTATTACACTACTAGAACGATTAACTTCAACTTGCTCTCCAGGAACATTAAAACCTTGTGCCCATAAACAAACTTGACCAGCTAAAGAGGTATTAGAATTACTTTGTATTAAATTCCATAAGGTCTTAATTGAAGTATCTATATCCCAATTGTTTTCAAATCCTAATTCTGAAAAATTAGGCGCATTACTACTAAACACCCCAGGTATAGTATTGAATATAATAAGAAAATTAGATTCCAAGGGTATTTGAGTATCTGGAGATTGTAAAAATTGTATAAATGTATCTACGTCTGAACCACTGTTTTTATTATTAACATTGGTTACAACATTTGGTCCAATAATTTGTGTAGTTGCCATTAGTCAGTTGCCTCCGTGTTACCTGCCGTATCTGATCCGTCACCAGCAGTCCAATATTGATATGCTATAGTTGCTTTTACACTTACAGGTTTACCAGATCCAGTCATATCATATTCTATGTCTGCAATATTTGTAATAAAAGCCCCTAATAATTTATAAATTTTAATTTCATTTAATTGGTCATCAACTAAAGATAATTGAATTACATTTTGAGTTAAACCGCGAGGCTCCATATTGCCTATAGAAGTAGTATTATCAAAAGTATTTTGAATAGATGTCTCTAAAAGACCTCTTAAAATATAATCTTGAGTACAATAAAAGGTTACATCCCATTTTTTATTTTCATAACTTACATTGCCTGGTATTTGAAAAGATAAACCCATGAATGTTGCATCAATAGTGTTTATAGTTTTACCTGGTAAAGAAGCTGCTTTAACAAATACCAAATCATTAGTATCTCCACTATTAAGAGCTGGTATACCATTGACTATAAATTGTGTCACCTTTAATTGAAAATCTCTAGCTATACCTCTATTTTGAGCTGAAGTATAAAAATCTAAAAGAGTTTGGTTTTGAATTTGACCCATATTATGACACAGTCTCTGAAATTAAATATTGGAATCCTAAAGATACTTGCATGCTGGCTATTTCTCCTTTATCTTCAGTCTTATAATTCATAGAACCTAAATTTGCAGGAAAAGCTCCTTTAAGAGTATAATTTTTAACTGGAGTCAATTCAGTCAATTGAGTAGATCCATTACTTGAATTATTCAATAAAGATAATTGAATATCAGAATTCCACCATTGTAAAGCATCTTGAGAGGTAGAAGAATGTTCATCATAAGTTCCAACAGACCATTTTTCAAATATATCTCTAAGACCATATTTACTATCACAGAAAAATTCTACTATCCAAGAACCATTAGATTCTGGATATTCTGCTTTCATTGGAATATTATATGTAAAAGCTTTAAAATTGACTTGCTGGCTTGATATTTTACGTTGAGGTATTATACCTGTACGCATATATAAAAACAAATCTTGAGAATCATCTGGTATATAGATGTTATTAGTTATCTCATTTATTCTAAACAGATTTGTGCGGGCGAATCCATACTGAGTCGCTGTATTATAAAAGTCTGCTATACCATAACGGGACATTAATAATACTTAATGTCTAAGCATAAAAAAACCTCACCTTTTAAGTGAGGTTTGTAAGATTAAACGGAATAACTTGACGGTGTTGGAGCTACTAGCGTGTGACTCCAGAATTGATAAGCTAGTTTAGCTGTAAAATCTATAGGTTTACCAGAACCAGCCATATCATATTCAGGTGCACCTAGAGCTTGAATATAAACACCATATAGACAATACGTGTTTAGCGTATTTTGATTCTCATCAATAAGATCTAATTGAAGAACGCGGTCTGTGCCAGGTAAAGCTAAATTACCTGTGCTTTGAGCATTGCTTGTTAAATCTGCATTGAAAATAGTATCTTGCCAATCTTCTAATCTTGAACGAATAGAACCATTGAGATCATTATGGAATTTAACATCCCAACCTTCAGATCCAGGGAATGTAACTGTTCCAGGTAGATTAAACTTTAAACCCATATAGGTTAAATCTTGATTTGTAATATTACGATCTGGAATTTTGCCAGACATAATATAAACAAAATCATCTTCATTAAAAGCAGTGTTCTGACCTGAAGCATCACCAATGGAGCGGACCCTCAACATGAAATCACGTGAGAATCCGCGGGTCTGTGCTACTCTGTAAAAGTCCTGTATAGTTTGCATAGAAATATTTAGGTTGTTTGTTGAATTAAGCTGTTAGCTCACTGAAGTTTTGAGACGTTTTGGTTGCATAAAAGTTTACCAAAATGAATTCAGCAGTACGAACTGGCTTAATGTAGATATCTACAACAAGTGAATTATCATCAATAACTGTTGGAGTATTGTTTGTTGCATTACATACAATTAAGTAGTCATACAATCCTTGAGTGTTCTTAGCTTGATCAAATATAGGAGCAATGGTATTAACAATGCGGCTACGTGTAAAGGTTGTATTAGGCTCAAATACAAAGTATTTGACTGTGCTATTAACTGCTTTTTCTAGATATAAGAATAAGCGACGAACATTAATACGATCAAATGCTGTTGGAGTTGTTTGCAATGTCTTTTGACCCATAACAATATATCCTTCACCTGGATAGTAAACCACAGGGTTTAGAGAAATGTTATAAAGTAAATCTCTTTGTTTTTGTAATGGATTAATACCAATATCTGAAATACCTGTAATAACACCGCGATTTAATCCTGCTGGAGCTGTCCAGAAATGATTATTAGCATCAGATGCTGTAATCATTGCCGCTGCATATCCAGAGAATGGTAACCACACATTTTGACCTGTAAATGTATCTTGAGCTTGCACCCAGTTAGCATATGAAATACAGTAATTTGAATTAAACTGTGAATAACAGTTATTTAAAGGCCAATAAACATTTTGTGAGAAGTTATAATTAATGTTATTTAAGGTCTTATAATTTTGACCTGTAACAAAGATATAACGGAGAGGATCAGATATAAAGACATGGTCTTTACGTTGATATTGAGCAAATTGTTGGAATAGAGAAGTAACATTATTCCAGCTGCTGATTAATGTATTGCTTACTGGGCTACCATTAGAAGCACTAAGAGCTTGAACTTGACCAAGTAAAGTTGTGTTTACATATGTGTCATCAAATTCTGTAGCCCCTGTTGTATTAACTGAAGCCCAGATTGTTGAAAGACCAGCATCTACTGTAATATCAAGCGGAACAATTTGTGGATTTGCAGCAGCATTTAATACATATTGTACTTTAGCTGGAACATTACCAATTACTTTAGCACTATTTAATGGAATGCTATCTGCATAATTACCAAATGCATAAAGGCTGTTACCAGTTGTAAATGTTGGATTTAATACTGCAGTTTGTAGATAAGCTGAAGCTGAAGTATAGAATGTATAATCTGGATCTGATGTTAAAGCTGCACCCATAGTTGCAAGAGTGCTATTCTTAAAGATTCTTACGCGCTTTGTTGAATTACCATTTTGATCTAGCCAATTTGTATAGTTAGAAATATTTGGATTTACATATATTTGTAAATTTGTTGAAGGATTTACAAGAGTAGGTAAGAAAATATTATTTGGTGTTCCACCATTTTTATCTTGTTGAGTGCGGTTAGAATATAATGAACCAGCATAACCTTCTTGTAATACATATTGTAATGTAGTAGTATTTGGTGAGAATGGAGAAGGACGTAATTTAAATAGAGACAAGATCATCATGTCACCTTGACCAGAAGCTGCAACATTGAATGTTGGAACCTGCTCAACTACTTGAGAAATACTATTGATATTTGAAGTATAGGTGGCACTTAATGTGAAACCAATGCTATTTTGAGGAACAACGGTATATGCTCCATCACTTCCAAGAGTATTTGTAAAATAAGAACTATTAATTGATTTAACCGATACTACATCATCAAAGTTTGTAGCTGGGTTATTTGTAATTGTATCAGAAATATTGAGGTAATAACCTTGGAATGATTCATTAATAGTTGATTGACCTTCATTAATAACAATCATACCAGCTGCACTTAAGCTGTTTACTACACCATTACCATTAAGAACAAAACTACTTAAACCAACATTACCTGTTGTAGTAGACCAGGAAAGACCACCTTGTTGAATGGTTGTATACTGTTCTGGTGTTAAAGTAACAAGAGCTGGTTCACCGAAATAATAACCAGAAGCAGAACTTAATGGAATAGTTCCCGCAATTTGAGCTGATGTTGGATATGTTCCAGGGGTACTAGGAATTGCAATTACTGGAAATGCTAATGCACTATAGTTGCTAGCGGTACCATCACCTGTGTTTGTTCCATATGGAATACGAACTGCTTGAATTGTTGGATTACCACCTGCATTAAAAAGCTGTTGTACGGAATAATAAAAATAACGTTCTGCAGCATTGGTTGGAGTACCGAAAACCGTTTGAAATTCACTTAAAGAAGCAAGTTCTACTATTTCATAAGTTGGACCTTGAGGTGCATAACCTGCTACTAAAACATTTGTACCTGTAGGGGTTACTGCTATCTGTGATAGATCAACTTCGTTAATTTGTACTCCGGGAGATTGAATAGTGCGTTGTGGCATAATATTAAAGTTTCTTATTATTATTTACAACTTTTTAGCACAAATTTAGAACTTTTATGAATTATTTAAGTATTTGGTTGTAGTAATTGTGAATTAAGTTGTCCAAAAGCAAAAGTGAAAGAAGATTCAATTTCTGCAGCTTCTCTATAATTGTAAGTTATCTCGCCTAATGAGGTTATAAATGCATTAGAATAATCCCATTGAATTACCTTATTATTATACTCATCTAGACCATAAATTGTGATAATAGTCTGATAGGTATTAATGCCATAAAATTTATCTGAAGGTGTTAATTGATTAGCATTATAAGTTCCTTGTTTTGAATCATTGATAACATTCAACCAATACCACAAAACCCAATAATTGCTAAACTGATTATCAACAGTAAAATTTACTGTCACTGGATCATAAGAGGNCCTAGTATAGCTAGTAATCTTAGAGGTTTGACCAGCAAAAGGCATATCCACAGATTCAATAGTAGATTTTGGTACTACTGATCCATATATTGAATATTGTAAAGAATCTAGATTTAAAACATTAGTACCGCGATCTCCAGCATTAGTCTTATTAACGCTTTTAAGAATAGAAGGTAGATTCAAGACAAGCAAAAACTTGTCTTGTCTATTTTTATTAAGGATAGACTGCTGGATTACGCTCATTGTTAGGCGTAATTAGACGCCATCAAAATTTTCTTTTAAAATTGTATCAAAAGTCTGATGGAAATTTTCTTTTAAAGATTTTCTTGGGGCAACACTCTTTACTGGGGACTTAGCTGTCTTTACAGGAGCTGTCTTTACAGGAGCAGCTTTTACTGGAGTTGTAGCTTTTTGATTAGCTGCTTGTTGTGTGGTAGCTTGTTGTTCTAAT